TCAGCTCGACCAAGTAAATCACATCTCTCGAGCCGATCTTTATCTTACCTTCCGAATCGAGAAATGGCAGGAGGAAGGACTCGATGGAGGGCTGCTGATACAGAGGTGTCGTCGTCGGGGGGACATCGCCATTCCGTAGAGCCCTGACGTTTTGGGAAACTGAACGGGAATCGAACGAGGAGCTCCAAGACCCGTTGGCGCGAACGTAGCGACCGCTGAAATCAAGTGTGTCCCCGCTAGCCAACTTTGTCGACCAAACAATCTTGTTTGGATTAATACGATCATTCGTATCAAAGAAAAAGCTTTTTGAGGGGTATCCATTTTGACTCACCCTTCCTTGCGTAGGTACCCATTCCCAGTGAACAACTTTATCACGCCAATTTTTCCAAATTCTTTTTACGGATGCGCCAAGTACCCTGACATCGGCAAAGACGCAACGATCAGCGCGAACCGTCCCTGTATTTTCGATGGACACAATATCCGAAACAGCCTCGGGAACAGTAACGCTCCAGGTTAAAGTAGGATGAGTCCCAGTCTGAACTTGGGTCGGATAAGCGCTTAGCGTCCCAACGGGAATGACCGGAGACTCTTCCTGTCCCAGCATCAAAACTGGAGCCGCCGTCAAAGCAGCGACCAATGAGGTGAATAATTTATTTTTGTTGTTCATTTATTTTAATTGGATACCAGCTACCCGAAAAGGTAGCCGGTGATCCAGTGGTTATTCTATTCAGAAAGAAATTCTTTTTCCGATTTACCGTTAATATCAAACACCTTTGGTTGAAGTTCCTCGGGTATTTCCCTTTCAAGTGTAATTGAAAGAACTCCGTTTGCAAGCGTTACACCTTTAACTTGAACGTGCTCGGCAAGGTCAAAGGATTTCTCGAACTTTCGAGTTCCAATACCTTTATGCAAATACTCAACATCGCTAGATGCGGAATCGTTACCTTCAATTTTAAGCTGACTTTTATCAAGAGTAACCTTAAGGTCTTCTTCTTTAAAGCCTGCTACTGCAATCGCAATTTCAAATGCGTTATCCGAATGTTTAATAACATTATGAGGTGGATAGGTTTGATTGTTTTGCGATGATTCAATTCGATCAAAGAATTGATCGAACCCTACTGTCCACGAACGTGGGATACTATATGCTGTCATTTGTTTTCTCCTTGTATTAAGCGAGTTTATGTTAGTCGGAACCCCGAAGGCATTCCTATTGACTGACCTTCTTGGCCAATCAAAATTGTGTTGTGCATTTAACCGTAAAAGGCAGTCTTTGTAAAGAGTATGTCGTTTGCACCGTTGTCTCCGTCAAGATCTTCAGTTGCATATATCTCTTCATCATGGTCCTTGCGAACAAAGATACTTTTATTACCCTGTATAGCAATTACATTATCCTCCGATACATCATATCCTGAAGAACCAGAAGGTTGTAGATGGATATACCGAACTTGGGACTGGGTATTTTGAACAAATACCTGCTGAGCTTCTTCAAGCGTTGTAGCACTCCCTTGCCCTTCAGCATAGGTGGCTAATCCAAGCGGATGAATCTTCATTTGTATTAAGCGTAAAAGCCGGTCTTTGTAAAGAGGACGTCAGTGGCGGCACCTGTTCCACCGGAGGCGGTGGAAGCAAAGATTTCATCATCATTATCTTTACGAACCAAAACACTTTGATTTGGCTGCAAGTAAAATGATGCAATGCGCGTTCCTGTACTACCTTCTTCAACATGAATGTAACGGCCGGAGGAGGAAGTGTTCTGAACAAGTACCTGCTGTGAACGATCAATCGTGGAAGCTCCGGCTGTAAGAGAAGCGGTTGCTGCAATATTTAAAGGATTAATTTTCATGTGTATTGTTATTTATACAAAATGTTATTTATACTGTTTCTTAACATTACCAATTGAATATTTTTCCTTTAAGTTCCAATTGGGCTTATCAGCAAAAGAGATGATCTTAATCTTTTTTAGATCTGTGGTTTCGGTTATCTGATCGCGCTTGGCAAGGCGAATCAAACCCCAGTCAGAAAGAAGAATTGAAATTGTATTCCTTCGTCGCAGGTCATCAAGTGTAAAGTCTGCGCCTTTGCCATCTAGCATAAAAAGCTCTTTGAAGTGGAGGATAAAGTACCTACCTTGTTTATGAAGAATGTGGCAGCTTTGAAAAAGAGTGTTTCCATCTCGTTTTGAAGCAACTCCAATCCGTGAAAGAGTTTCTTTCACCTTTAAGAAATCGTCAGGTTCGTTTAAGTAGACCTCGAGCATATCCTCGGGTCGCCAATCAATGTAATCATTCTGTGAATCATTATTCATAATCTTATTTATTAATCTATTTCTTCCCGCCTTTATCTCTAAGTTTATGAAGCTCGGCTAATGCGGATTCTGTGAATAGCGGAAGGACTTCCCGCGCCTTTTCAGAGCTGTATCCATAATGTTCTTTAATAACCTCAACGTCCTTATCATCAGGTACCGCCTTAAACCATTTGCTAAATCTTCGACGAGGCCTGATTGTATTTCGTAAAAAGTCATATTGCATTCTTGCAGGAAGAGCTGCGTACCGATTCATCTCATTAGCAAAAAGAATCGTGTCTTGGAAATAAGACAACGAGCGATTAACCATAAACGGAACATACGCCTTTTCAGGTGAATCAACCGACACAGCTTCTTCACTGTATGCGGTGGCATCCTCGAGAATATCCTTTGACTTTGGACCACTGTTAATGTTTGAAACAATGTCGAAGAAGGAGAGCTTTTTTTCTTTTTTAGCCATCTTACTTATTAAAAGTTACGTTAGCCATCAGCTCCGTCATGCACGCGACCATGTTCAGCTCTTTGTCAGCTACAAAAGCTGCTTTATATTGATAGTCAGCAAGAATAAGAACTGCGGAAGGAATCCCACTTGCGGTGGCATGGTCGCTTAAGACATCATAGATCTTTCGAAAGATGGCCGACGTATCTAGTGCTGCGTTGTTAGCAACCCAAGCTCGCATTGACTTAAAGTCTTTTGACTTGAGATGGGTAATCACTTCAGCAACAGATTCATCGCTGTTACCAATAAGAATGGCTGCGGGGATTTCACCGCTGCTGCCGTAACGTTGACACTCACCAATTACTCTCCGCCAATCAGGTGCGTGACGAATAATAAGTTCGGCAATAACCTTTTCATTATAAGTGACGCCTTCCTTGTCAAGGATACTTTTAAGGCGGCCCATGAATTGGCTTGCAAGACCAGCAAGTTGTTTCTTGTTTGTGTTAAACTCAACTACCGCGCATCGGCTATGAAGAGGCTCGATAAGTCGGTTCTTAAAGTTGCACGTAAGAATGAATCGGCAGTTATTACTAAACTCCTCGATAAATCCACGAAGTGCGGGTTGGGTACTTTGGGCGTTGAGGTAATCGGCCTCATCAAGAATGATAACCTTAATACCTCCGGTAAGACTAACGGTACTTGCGAATTGTTTGATCTTGTTGCGAAGAACGTCAATCCCACTTTCCTCTGAGCCGTTGATTAGCATCCAATCTAATCCAAGCTCGTTACACAGCGCTTTGGCAACGGTTGTCTTACCCGTCCCAGCGGTTCCAGAAAGAAGCATGTTATGCAACTCTCCGCTTTTAACGATTCCGTTGAATGTGTCTTTAAGGTCTTTAGTAAGAACACATTCGTCAATAGTTTGGGGTCTGTATTTCTCGACCCACAAGAATTCACTTTTACTCATGATATTATTATAATAAAATTAGGGGTTTATGTAAAGGTTAATCTGTCATAAGATGAACCAGTTCAAAGGTGCATAGTAGTATTATGACACCTCCGTATATTCCAAAAAAGGTTTCGTGTGACATAATTAGTAAGTGGGCCCGGTAGGATTTGAACCTACGACCAAGGGATTATGAGTCCCCTGCTCTGACCACTGAGCTACAAGCCCTCTTAGGATCTAGGATCTGAAAACTCCTAAAAGCCTTTTAAGAATTCCAGGCTTGGGAAGTTGCTCGCACTCTTTATCACAAATGTCAACAAATGTAATTGGAACAATATCTTCAGGATTTTTCGCTGCTCTCTTAGCAGCATTAGCCAGTTCGGTTGAGGTGAATAGCAAAGGATCATTGTCCTCGATAAACACCTGAAAGTATTCACTAGAAGCAGAAGTTCTAGCCTTTCGATTTGGTACCTTACAGACGTAAGCGCGGGATTGCGTTGGCTGTTCTTTCATAATTAGTAGTTATAATAATAAGACGGACGTTGGAAATTTTCACGGTCGTAATTATAAGGATAATAAGTTTGGCGATTGTAATTATAATATGGTTGCCGATCGCGATTATAATAAGGTTGGCGGTTGCGATGAGCTCGGTTCTTGGACATTTCCGATCCGGCCACCGCACCTACGGCACCACCAATAAGAGCGCCAGTCTCATCACCAACGAGATAGCCAATACCCGCACCAACGGCACCACCAGACACAGCACCGCGTTCACCGGGTGTGCAGGAGACTCCAAGAAGTGCGGATGCGGAGAGAAGAGAAAGTATGAATGTTTTTTTCATAATGGATTTAAGTTATAATTATACTAGGTTTTATTCAGCAAAGTTAAACTCAAGTTGCTCGAGTTCTGCTTCGGTTGCTTTGCCTTCTTCGCCCTCGCCTTCTTCGCCCTCGCCTTCTTCATCTGGAGGAGTAGGAAGATGCGCAACTAGTCGAGTAAAAAGATCGCCAACCACACTCAGTTCTTCGGCCTTAAACGCACCCCGCTTTGAGCAAATGTCGATAAGCTGGGCCATGGTTGCAACGTCCGTAAGAATCACGGGCACGGTTGAATTGATTTGTTCTTCAGTCATATTTTATATATCAGGCTGTAAATGTGGAAGACTTCTCAAGAGCGATATAGTACTCAATAGGAGCAACAGTGTTTTCCCAACGGGAGATAAACTTGGAGCTAATATCGACATTATAATCGCCGGAAACTACACGGATGTTAGAGATAAGAAACTGAAAGTCAAACTCAGACTTACAATCGTTGTCTTCATCAACCACCATATCAAAAGTATTGGCGGAAGAGTTTTTACTGTCAGTAACGCTAAGATTGATAACACCTTCTTTACCAACTACAGAAACAACAGAATGACCAAGAACAGCTGCGGCTTTGCGGACCTGTGTAAGCTGATCTTCAGTTACGGTAACAGATACTTCAGCATCAGGCATCTTGATCTGACTGGTTGGAGCTGTAAGAATCTCGGGATCAGCAAAACGATAAGAAGCTTTACTTCGGCCATTCTTTAGCACGACACTGTCATCGTTAAACTCAAGAGTGGGGTCGCCAACAAGATTCACAACGTTAATGAATTCGTTTAGATCGTAGATGCCAAAGTCGCTCTTAAAAGGTTCAGGGATTGTTGCTTTGGCAAAAACATTCTTGGCTTCTGCGATAGTTGAGAGAGGCTCATCGGCCTTCACAACAAGGTTTGGATTAATACTTGCGAAGTTCTTAAGTACTTCGAGTGTTTCAGTTGATAGTGTTGTCATATTCTATATTATATACTATTTTGGTTTATTTGTAAATAAAAAAATGGTGGCTGGGCACCACCACAATACCCAGCCACCCTTCTAAGGAGCATTAGGAATGCTGCTTAGGTGTACCCAAACGATAGCGGCTAACACGCTCGCCATTAGAGTCGTATCGGCTATTAAGATAAATCGGAGCACCTTGCTCGTAGCGAAGGGTATTCACCACACGATACGGATCTGAGATCCCTGCGTTATAAAGGTCGATCGGGGAAGGTTCGTATCCGGCTTCGAGGGCGGTCATTACCGCTTCCTTTTGCGTCTTCACGAGAACGAGTTTAGTTAATCGGTTGATTTGTCTTTTTGTCATATTGATTATATGTTGTTTATTGTAGGCGGCCTGATTTGTTATAGATTGGCTCAGACCGAAGCCAAGTTGTTAAATTAGAAAGGGACTGGACCTTCAGCAGGAGTATTATCAGCAGTTGCTGTTTCCTCAGTTGTAGCAGCAATTCTGTCTTTAATAATCTGACAGTATTCTTCTGAGTATTCAACACCAACTGAGTTGAATCCCAGTTCTTTTGCTGCAATAAGAGTAGTACCACTGCCAGCAAATGGATCATAGACAGTACCACCCTTTGGTGTAATGAGTTTGATAAGGTACTTCATTAACTCAAGATTCTTCACAGTAGGGTGATCATTTTTGATAGTTTTATTGTGAGTTCTTTCTTTCACAGAACTTTTGGTAGAGTAGAAGAACCTACTAGCAGTACCAGAATCACAGTAAGTGGTTTCACCAATGTATCCACCCCCACCAAAAACTCCACCATCATACTGCCTACCTTGATAGTCTTCGACTCCATAGTTCCTAGACCATCCGTTACCACGGTCTCCAAACTTAGCAAAATGTTCTTCCACTTCTTCACTTCCATCGTGCAGAACATTACCTGGCCAACGTCCAGACTCTAAACGAGTATCTTCAATGTTAATACCACCAACACCATGAGTTTGACAATTCTTTACAATAGTCTTCTCTTCAATTGGTTTCTGAGCAAGAAGAATAGGTTCATAACATGGTTTGAGACCAGTTCCCCATCCTTTCCAAGCAGGATCTTTCTTACCAATGTTCTGACTCTTCGGCATACCCTGCCCATACAACCACATCAAAACATCTTTAATCTTAAGACCAGAGTCTTCCACAGCGCACACGAGTCTATGGAAAGTCTTAGAAGCACCAAAGATCAAAAGATGCCCTCCAGGTTTCAGAGTCTTAGCAATCGATTGCCAGGTCTCTACCTTAAAAGCAACACAGTTTTGATACGAATCCCACCCATTGCCTAGGTACTCAATACCATATGGAGGATCAGTTACGATAGAATCAAACAGTTCTCCATCATAGTTGTTTGAGAAGAGAACACAATCATCATTATGAAATTCAGAGGTAGGCATCAAAGGTCTCCCGGCGTTATTTATGTTGTTTATTGTAGGCGACATAATTTATTATAGGTTGGCTCAGGTCGGGACCAAATTAGAACGGGACTGGACCTTCAGCAGGAGTATTATCAGCAGTTGGAGTTTCCTCAGCATCAGGATCAATCTCACCTGTATCAATCTTAGTGTAAAGATCGAGAAAGGCTTCTCGGGTTTCCGTTTCAAAACGGGAGATGCACATCTTGATTGCCGTAAGGCGATTCGCAAAGATTGAATACGCTTTGGCAATGTGGCAAAGTCGTCGAGTAGAAACCACTTCGTCAACACCGTCATCATCAAACGTCTTTCGAATGATCTTACTCCATGCAACAAGCTTGGTAACAAACTCAGAGTCGTCAACGTCATAGCTGTTCATGTGCTTTTCAACAATTTTAGTTTCGATCGGAGAGGTTGGGAAGGGCTGATCAATGCTGGCCACAAAGCGCTCAAGAAAGGCTTCATCAATAACCTGTGCGGCTACAAATCGACCATCATCACTGCCCTGTCCTTTTGTATTTGCGGTGGCAATAACGTTGAATCCGTTGGCAGGGGATACCGTTTCACCAGTCTTTTTAATCAGAATGGGATTACCTTCAAGAACTCCTTGCAGACACATGATCTTGTTGGACCCACGATCAATCTCGTCGATAAGAAGAATCGCTCCAGCTTCCATAGCCTTAATCACAGGACCTTTTTGGAAAACCGTTTCTCCGTCGATAAGACGAAAGCCACCAATCAAATCGTCCTCATCAGTCTCAGGAGAGATCTGAACTCGAACATATTCTCGCTTGGTTTTAGCGCAGGCTTGTTCAACCATCATGGTTTTTCCATTCCCGCTCATTCCAGAAATGTAAACTGGGAAGAACATTTGAGATTCAATGATCTTCTTAATATTCTTATACTCTCCCCATTGGACAAAGTTTTTATTTACGGTAGGGACGTAAACCTCTTCACTGCCAACACTGCGAACAGAACCAACCGACATCTTAAACTCGGTGGAAGGTGTAGGCTGTGGAGGTGTTGGTGTGGAGGGCAACTCTCCGCTTTCAAAAGCTTCAAGATTCCAAAGACCTCGCTTAACTGATGCAGAAGGAATGAGAAATGTTTCTTTGGCGCTGTTATAGCTATGACCGTTCTTTCGAGCGGCGGTATAGACATCAGCGGTTTTGGCAACGGGAAATTTGCCCATTGCTTTGAGCTCGGCTATTGTGTTAATTACGTTATCGTTTTTCATAATATAGTGTGGTGTAGTTGTTGGTTACGAGTATATTCTACCATAGTTTGAGGTAAATGTAAATAATAAAATGATAAAAAACTTAATTTTTATGAGATCAAATCGCTGAATTTCTGCAGAAACACACGAGATGCTCGCTTGTCTCTGTTCATCGTAGAGAACTTCCTAGCAAGGCGATTAACATCACCCGCTTTACTAAAGTCAAGGTCTTCTTCCACTTCGAGCTCGTTGTCTTCAATCCTTACCTTGCTCGATTCAACAACAAAGTATCCGTCGTACCCATAGCCGTCTTCAACAAACATCGTTCTGCTTTTGTTTTTAAGTGTCTTCTTCCGCAGTGTTTTGTACTCCTCTGTGGCGCCATACCAGTCTTTCGCTTTAAATTTCGAAGAGTGTCTTATTGCATTGATTGCTGCTGTTTTGGCATTGCGAGAGCATCCAAGGAAAAAGCAGATTGCCGAAGAACCCGTGATCTTTTTGAAGGTAAGAATGAGTTGTCTGTAAGTACCGCCAATCTCAGCTGATCTTCCATACGAAAAGGCGCGTGGACCAATCTGGGTGTTGCCCCAGGAAAGATACTCTTTTCTTTTCGAGTAATAATATGGATCATTCTGATCATCCGAAGGCTGGGAAGGTTTTTCGCGTAATGCACTTTCCTTATCACATACATATCTCATACACTGTGATTCACCATCCGTGAGAAACATGGTGTGAAGCTTTTGCACATTATACTGAGACCGAAAGCGATTCACGATTTCCGCTGCACATATGATTGTATCAAAGAGAGGTGTTCCGCCCAGATGTTCGATTTCAGAACTAAAAGCATTGGTAAATGTTCGTGTTCCGACAAACAATTCCTTGCACGCATCTTCAAATTCGCCCTTTTTGATGTTTGAATTTAGAAGCTCAAAAACAGAGGTATCGCGAAGGTTTACTACATTACCAATCAGATCCTCAATTTCATCATAGGAGGAGTCAGACCGATACCGCGATGTAAATCCATAAACGACAAAGGGAATGCCAACCGCTTTGCAAAAGAAGGCCAGTTGGAGTGTTTGCTGAATCACATCGTGAAGCACTGGGTTCATGCTTCCGCTCCAGTCAATAAAGAAGACCATGCCGTGATCCTTTGAAGTAGCCAGCCGCGTAACCGACTTGAAGATCTGATCCTCATACTTGTAAGAGTGTAGCTTGTTCGGGTCGATGGAGCCGGTTGCTGATGTCTGTGCCCGAGAGTATTCGTATGCAGACTTTTTTCTTTCAAATTCACGAACAAGGAGAGCAACGTTCTTTTTAGAATCTTTCTTAAACTCCATCCACTTAGCGTCCTCGATAGGACACGACATCAAAGTGTCATACTTTGTCTGGTACCTTCTTCTTCCCTTTCTTACTTTATCGAGTGTGGAAATGCAATCATCAATTTGCTTTCGACTTGGAGCATTAACATAAACTGAATTCCCAAAGTCTTTCTGACTGTTTTCCAACTCCTCTTCAAGAGCGCGTTGGGTTTCGGAAATGACGGAAGAGAAATCAGTCTTACTATCATCTCCAGCAGTAGGGTTGGAGGAATTGGTTGAGCGCTTCTCCCCGACATCCTCATCAGATTTCTCATCAGTGTTGGATGTTTGGCCGTTGTCGTCTTCTCCATCTTCGTCGTGATCTGGGTCAGAAATAGAATCACTTTCGTCACCGTTATCTTCATTCATTGAAGGATCGGCATCGTTTCCACGAATGTTGATGTCTAGATCATCGTCTCCGCCTTCCTCTTCAGAATTCTGGTCGGGTTGGGAAGGCTCCTCTGGATTCTCTTGTTGAGTTTCCTCTTTTGTTGGAAGATTGTCAATAATCTCTTCACAGATGTCAAGTACTTCTTCAAACGTTTCTGCCTTCAAGCACTTGGTATAAATCTCTGTTTCCCATTCGTTAAACTCCACATCAACAAGGTGACGAAGTTTACCTTTAATATTAAGACGATCAATAAAGTTAAGTTCGTTGATATTGCGGTCCTTAAGCTTAAAGAAGTCATTCTCAAGAAGGTGTGTATATCCTTTCGTAAAAGAACTTACCAAGCCAGGGAAAGCAGCGAGGATGAGACGCTCGATTCGAATATCCTCAACGATATTGCAAATATCAAAAGGGGCTTCTTTGCTGAACCTTTCGTGGTATTTCTCAATGCCGTCTTCTGGTGTCCAATGTGCGTGTCCTACTTCGTGACCAACAAGAAGATCGGAAACGTCCTTCGAGTCAAGGTTCCAAGTGGGAAGGCCAAGGACTCGTTTCTTAACATCAAAGAAAGCGGTTTTATAATTACCTTGATGGACTCGGATATTCTCTTTAGCAAGGAGCTTGGCAAGTTGACGCTGATGGTCAAAGCTAACGTTGTGCTCGGGTTGAACTAGGGTGGTTCTCATAATATAAAAAGTTGAATATTAGCAATAAATCATGTGCCATCCGAAGTTTTTCCTTGCCACCTTTATGCAGTCGGCGGCATTCTCTGACCCTGCCTCGAATTTCTCCGAGTAAATCAGCTTGGAGACGGGAGCCTCCTTACGGAATTCCTCGAGCAATGCCGAACCATCGGCCAATTCAGAATAACGGGTGACAGTCCCGTGAAGGGTATTATTAAAGGCGGAGCAATTAACGAATCTTGTCGCCAAAGTTTTCGGATTGGGTGATGTCATAATATAATAGGTGGTAGTTTTGCTTACAGATATATTCTAACACACTTTGGGATAAATGTAAATAGAAAAATGCTAAAAAAGTGCATTTTTTTCACATTCCCCCAGAATACGGGGGTTCGAAGACCAGTTTCCTAGTAAATCACGAGAAATGGGTAGTTAATATCCAAAGGGAGTATAATTTACCTACTAAAGAAAAATAAGCGGATTTTCACGATTTTCCTAGTTATAACGTATTGATAACAATGGAGTTACAATTGCGTTATGCGATGGATTTCACATTTGTAAAGTTCTGCCGACGTTCGAATTCAATCTTCCGCTCGAACTTTCCTTCAAGAAGAT